TGCCGAAGAAGGACCGTCTTTATTCAACCCACCAGCGATAGACAAGCCCATTTGGGCTATGCCTAAGATTGCTCCGATTGCCATAATCTTACACTTTCAACTGTGTACTTATCTGTTAATAGGTGTGGGTAAACTCTTAAAGCTTTAAAGCCAAAAGCCTTAGACATCTTAAGAGCTTGAGTATATTGAATATTTATATGATTCCATAGATAAGGTTTTTTCTGCTCATCTAACCAACGCCTTGCCCATTTGATAAAGGATACTGGGTGTTTTTCCATACCTTTACACATGTGCATCCAAAAACAGTCAGTATCAAAACCTACGATTGCCATAGGTGTTTCGTCTTTATGGGTAATGTAGTAAGCCTCACCGACAGAGATTTCCTCGGCAAGGCTCAATACAGGGTTCAACTTATAATTACAGAAGTCATCTAAACTGTTTTCGATAAGATTATCTAATATAATAGGTATATCGTTAAGCGTCGCAGGTCTAACTACATAGGTGGAATCAGTCATTAAGATCGAGAGTAGAATCTAACGTTATAGTTACCCTCCCATGACAAGCTATTCAAACTAACAGGGAAAGCGGTATCACCTTTAATAGTGATTTTAGTGTTGATGTTACGTTGGAAAATAGGAACAACATGCTCAGCTTGTGCCGACAAGTTAACGTTTCCAAGGTTATAACTATAAGGCAGTGTAACATTAACTACATTTTGCCAAGAGTCCTTACCTGTAATATCGACAATATAAGTCACTGGACCGCTCAGACCTGTTTCTACTTTCATACGGTGAATAATAAGATCAGCAGTAGCATCAGTTAGGTGCTGGCTGTTCTCAGTCTTACCGAAGTAGAACTTAGGTAACTGCACAGTCATATCATACAAGTAACCAAAGATAAGGTTACGTCCACGATAATCACCGTTAACCTCAGCGTAGTGATCACTACCAGATGTACCCATGGTCACCCTGCTACCAGTCAATACAGCACCAATAGAATCAGCAGCAGCAACAGTAGTACCAATGTAACCTCCAAGAATAACAACACACGGACTCTTACCTGTGATGTGATCGTAAGGCAAGATAATTCTAGTGTTACCGGTGCTGCTATCGTAGGTACGCTCTGGGTTAATAGAGAACATGTCCATACACACGTCTGTCTTCTCACCAGTGCTGAGGGTCAGGAACCCTTGCTCACTAGCCTGAGTCAGGTCATATGATTGAACAAAAACATTAGTACCATCTTCACATACAGCGTAGAACGTAGTTTCATCAAAGAACTGTTCTAACAAATCACCAGTCAGTTTCCACTTATACCAAGTGTTAGCCAACCGTTTATCACCGCTTTGATAGTACCTAAACTGGTACAAAGTGTCGCTACCTTGCTGACCAAAGGACAGCATCGATAGAGCAGGTGATGCAATGAATGTATCTATGTCTGAAGGTATAAGTTCAGAAACGTTGTCAGTCAGCTCTGAGGGGGCTGCAGGGGCTTCTTTACGGATGTTGCCTAGCTCGTATACCCGCGTCCACAGAAGCGTCTTAGAGACAAAACCAAGGCTCGTACCGAGTGATACAGCAGCAATGTCCTTATCACATTCAAAGTTAGACAGTGTGTTAACTTTAGCAGTAGTCGGACTCAAGATGTCAGCATCAGTAGACAGCAGGAACTGCTCGTTCTGACTAAACAGAACAAGACCGACGCTAACCGTTTGAACGTAAGATAGATTAACTGGCTGCTGTGAAGTTGCACTTAGATCGATAGGATCATCAGAAGCAACAAGTTGAGCAGAACCAGCAAAGAAATTAAAATAATCACCAGCTTTACTAAGGATTACATTTTCATTTGAAAGGAACCCTAACCGGTTACGATAGAAAAACAGGTTGTTAATTTTTTGACCAATGAAACTGGGTTCCGGGTTAGTAGTATCATCACCAACCAAACGGTCTGTCCAGTCTACAGCTTCATACTTAAACGAACCATCAGTTTGACGTACAAGTTGATGAGGCATAGTCAACTCATCAAGCTCAAACTTCAAGCCAGGGGCTACAGTTTCTTCCCACACACCAGGACCAACAGAAGCTGAATCCTGTGTTTGGAACTTAACCCACATGTCATCAGCATCAATGATGTCGCTGTTGTAAACCTTGACGACATAATTATTAGCACATTGGTTAGGAAGCCTACCAGTAGTGTTAATAGCATCTTGGAACACATACAAACCTTCCTCTACGGCAGAACCAGAGGTGCTGATAGTAAAGGCACTTGTACCAGTAATGTGGATACCAGGACCAACTTGAGTAGCAGTAATACCACTGATAGCATTGATCGATGTGGTCAGTGCTGCAGCGATTGTACCTGCGTCAGTTGTCCCTCCACTGGTGTCGGTAGGGGTTGTGTGAGTATAGTCTGTACCGTTAATCTTGACACGATAAGCAGCGTTATAAGCCACCACAGAGATAACAACGAAAGCCTGATTAGGCAGTGCCGTAGCTGTAGTAGTTTTCATAGCCGTCGTCTTAGCTTTATTTAAGACGAAGGTATAGTCGTTGATGGTCAGCAGCTCGATGTCATCAGCTGTAGCCCCGTTAAGGTACTCAGTAGACGGAATAGAAGAAATGTCACAAGCAGTTACTTCAGAGTCATAAGCTGTTTCAGCTGTAGCCTCTGCAGATTGTGCGTTATCGTAGTCAGTTTGGGCGGTAGACAGGTTGTTTGTAGCAGTTGTTAGTTGTGCAGCGGTGTGAGTGGCTGCAGCGGTAAATCTAATTTCATAGATTTTTAGACCTTTCTGCTTGAGGATAGGGTACTCATCGGTACGCTCATCACCCAACGTGTAACCACTGGCAAAGGTGGTGTTAGTGTACTGACCGATGACGGTACCAGCGTTAGTAACAATGTACTTAGAACCATCGTAGACCACACCAGACTTTACAGTTTGGTTGTAGTCAGTGTCATAGGTAGTAGTTACTTCAAACAGTGAGCTTTGTACACCAGTCTGACCGTCATCAGTTTCAGCAAAGGTAGCACCGAACTCATTTAGATCTTCAAGTTCAGCAGCTGTAGTATCAATAGCACTACGGTAAGCAGTCAGATCAGTTTGTAAATTAGTGTAATTACAACCACTAGGCACACCCTTTGTACCGGGTGTACCCATCTCTACCTTACGTGGTTGACCGTCAATCAAGCTCCAGATACGGAAAATATTGTCATCGTACTGGGCGACATATTTCTCATTAGCATCCCTAAGGATTGAAAACCATTTGCCGGAAGTCGAAGCATTTTTTAGATTAGCTACAAACTTACCGCCAGGACGCTTTAGCATTCCCAAAGCGTAGTCAGGAAAGACGTTCTGAGCGTCCACCACCTGACCAGGAAATTTCAAATTGTCGGGTTGTTGAGAAATGCCAAGCAGAAGGGTTGGTATCCTTTGGGTCAGTGTACTCATCTCATCAGCGCATGGAACGGTTGATAATTATTGTAATAGTTTTCTCCGTCACGCCAACCAAAGATACTATAATCAGCTTGATTACAGTCGTACTCTAGAGCAGCAGCGCGGGTTTGCAGTTCTTGTTCTTGTAGAAGTTGGAACAGAGTGGTATCACCAACCATCTTATTAGCTGCAAGCCGTGCAGCCCTGGCGGTGATGTACAGTTGGATAGCAGGAGGAACGTCCTCAAACTCAAACAACCAAGTTACATCGGCTTCAATAGGATTGTCCCACTCATAGGTGTGCTTCAGTCTATCGTAGAACTTACCCTCCCGACGCACCGGATCAAAGTCATCACGGTGTTTCTGTTTGGTAGTATCTAACTGAAGAACATTAGTGGGATATGCAATATGTTTGGTAGTTGAATCGGGGGTGAATTCGTAGCCACGCTCAACGTTATAGTTCCAACCTTCAGCTTGAACTTGTTTATTAACTTCACGCAGGGTGGTAAGAACAATAGCTACTTCAGGATTTTGTAGGTCGAGTGTGGTGACAGGAGCCTGTCCCACAGAGCTTAATATTTGATTAACAGCATCCAGTTCTGTGGACGCAGCATAAGTGGCAGGGATAGT